GGAACTTGGAGTGCAACGGGTGGTAGCACATTAATCAGAACTTCTGACTATGGTACTTCAGACCCTCAGCATTTCCATACGCTTGAATTAGGTTGTCTTGACCCAACAAATGATATCTATTTAATTATATCAATTGACCAACATATTCACGATTTTGATAGAGTCTGGTACCCAGGTTCATCTCAATTCACAATCGGTCAATATGACTTTGCACTAGGTGGAGATGATTTAAATCCAACATCTATTGCAGACCCATTCACTGACATTGTAGGCTATGTTAAGAAAGAACGTGGAATTCAATGTGATGAACACGGACTTATTAGTGGCGATAAAATACATTATCAGAATGTTTATAACGGCATCCATCACGGAAATACGAACTATTTTGTAGATTTCGTAATTGACTTGAACCATTTTGTACTCACAGAGACAGTTATTTATCCTCTTGAGAATGCACCTGGAACTACACCAACTGACTTCAATATTATTGAACAATATGAAGTTATTGCAGATTTGGCATCTTATAGATTTGAAGTTGACAGAGACTTAACAAATCATATTGGTGACCCCGGAGCAGGAACTGGAGTAGATGTTCTTTGGAGTAGACCACGTACTGTACATTCAGTTAATCACGGATTAAGTGTTGCTGATATTGTTCAGTTACCTTCAGGCCCACAACCATATTCGCCTACTGAATTGCCTGGTGAAATGAGAGACCACACAGTTGTTGCTCTCGGAGATGGTTATGGCCCGACTGATAACTTACATATTACAGTTGATACACAAACATCACTTACATTTAACGACCCTGGCTCCACGACAGTTGAAGGCGCTCAAGATAGCCCTTGGTACTGGACTTGGTGGGACCAATCAGCAATATCTTACTTCCCTTATCAAAGAGATGAGGCCGATGCAGAATCATTCGGTGGTAACCAAGGTATAGTTGGAGGATTCGACTTATTTAGAGGTGGTACTTATACATTCTCAAACAATGCTTGGAACCCATCTGGGCATATTTCAATGCCTGACCCATTCACGGGTGTGCCGACAAATATGTATATGCACGCCGCGGGTATTAAAGCAATACCTGGAGCAGGTTGGGATAACTTAGTTCAAGCGGGTATGGCAAGAGGTCTTGGCGACCCAAATGCAGGTTATCATTGTGTTAGTATAAACGCAAATCACGGATTAACAATTATTTCTGGTTCTTATAACGACTTTGTTAATACAGAAGAAGACCCCGGAACTTGGGTAGGTGACGAGCCATTCCCAACTTGTATGTCTCTCCCTGGATGGTGTGAATCAATTGACGTAAATGGTTGGTACTACAATGGAGTAGATGACTATTCAGTTTGTGAAGGATTAAACCCAGGTTTCACTGACGTTGGACTCCCTCAGTGGAGAATGTCACAATGGATTGGTAACTTCTCAAAAGAATTTACTTGGAGAATACCAGAAGATTTTGGTCTGACAGGCGCTGATGGCGTATCTGGATTCGGACCTTTTAATCCACCAGGAGTAGTCAACGGCTATTATGCGGTTGAAGCAGATGGCGGACTATACAAATTTAATAAAGAAGGAATGATTGAAGGTACTAACCGAACAATCAATCTATATCGAGGTGGTACATATCGATTCAGAGTTAACGCCGCGGGACATCCGCTCTATGTAACGACTGACGATGGTTCTCACTTTACGCCTGGTGCTTACTTCGGTGAGTATCTATTAGGTGTTACTGGTACTAGGGCTGAAGAAGGCGCTGGAGACCAAACATATGCGGGCTCATCTGCATTCGGAGACGATGGTACGGGTGTACCAAAATACGAAATATTAGAATTTACTGTACCAACAGTGGCACCAGATACATTGTATTATCAGTGTGCTTGGCACGCCTCAATGATTGGTATATTCAACATTATTGACATACCGACAGTTGTTGCTGGCGATGATATTCACGTTTATTATCATCACGGTCAAGATAATATGTACACTCCGTTACACATCTTAGATAAGATTGTTGTTGATAATGGAACTGGGCCTGATTACTTTCAAGTACAACCAGAGCCAGAATACGCATTCCCAGTAGCGGGAACTCAAGCAGATATTCTTGGAACTGGTAATCTAGTAACAGCAACTGGACCTGGTGCTATCCCAGATATTCAAGCAATGAATATCGAACTTGGTACTATCCAATATATTAATCCACTATCAATGATTCCAGGTATTGGTTCAGAGCAATTCCTTGTTACAAATAACTTTAGTGGAACTGCTGTAGTTTATCTAAGTGTACCAATTGGACAGAGGTCAGATTTAACATTAGACAACGTAACTTTCAAAGAAGTTGTTTGGACAGAGACAGGCTCCTGGCAGGTACAAGGTGGTACAGCATTTACAGCCAATACCGATGCAGGATACATTGAGCAAATTGTTACTGGAACACTTACAGACGGAATCACATACGAAGTTCAATATGATATCATAGAAGATTTTAAAGATGAATTTGGTGCACCTAACGGAACACTTAAAGCATCTATCATAGGAGACACAGTTGTTGATGGTACTGCCAACACAGTAGTTGGACACTATACAGAAACATTTGTTGCTCCATCAAACTCTACAGTATTCAGACTGACAAGTACAGGTCAAGGAAAGGTTGATAATGTATCAATCAGAGAACGTGTAACTGGTCAGAATGCTTGGTATATGGGTGAAGGATGGCTAGCAATCGGTGGTAAAGCACATATTGACGGTTCTATATCTTCTCCTACAGAGATTAATCAGACTGTTGGCTTTGAAGCAGGGAAACTATATGAAATTAAATACAGTTTAACAGACCTCGACCCAACTGATAATGGTATGACTGGACGATTAAGAGTCGGACTTGGTCATAATACAGAAAATCTTATTTCTAACTGGAACTTTGATATTACTGACCCAGTGTTAGTTAATTGGGCAATGAGTGACGTTTCTATAGGAATTGTTAATGAACATTTAGACTTTAACTCTTCTACAAATGCAACGGCGACTTATGTAATGCCTAGTTCGATGGTTAAGAATCGTAGATACGAAGCGACTATTGATACTACCTTAATGACGGAAAATATTTTAACTTTCCAAGTTGGACCAGGACCGAGTGGAACTCACTCACATACATTCCAGATGTCACAAACTGACGCTGATTGGTTAATGGAAGATGAGACTAGAGAACGCACATTCCCTCAAACGGATGCCTATCACGCAGAGACATATACACATACGTTTACCGTAAGATGGTCATTGGTTACTGTCGATTGGGTACTTGTTAGTCAAACTATTCCTGAAGGTCACACTGATATGTTACTGACTGGAACGGTTATTAACACACCAACTATAGAAGTTTTACTAGACGGAGTTGTTCAAGGCACTATTTCAGAAAGTGGCATTCATCATATGGATTTGATGGGTGAATCTACTACTGATATAGTTGTTAGAGTAAATGGTACTGGTTCTATCGCTCACATTAAGATGTTTGAAGAAGAAATTCCGACACTCGATTACGATTCTACTGGTCTTGTTCATCAAGGCGAAGTAGTACATCACGTAAGAGCGGGCTCACACGATTCCCTTATCCACTTCGTAGCAGATGTAGATAATAACCGTGCTGAAATGAATAGTCCATATTACTCCAATACTGGTTTTGAAGGAAGCATTGACGATGTATCTGTAAGAGAAATCGAAGAGAAGTGGACATTTGCTCCTCAACAAGGTGCAGCCGCATATGTTGACCAAGTAAGTCATCAAATCTATACATCTGGTACAGGAACTGGAGCAAGAGGAATTGCTCATATTAGTTTTGAAATAACAGATACTATGAATTATAAAGTATCCTTTAGTGTTGATAGACCTACTGATTCCATAGTTAAAATTGGGCCTACGCCTGATTCAAATGCTTACGGAGAGATGGCAATTGTTGCGAATGATACAACTGGAAATAAAGACTTTATCTTTACCGCTTCTGTAACTGGAGTTGCATTCTTAACGCTTTCAACTACTGGAAATGGATTTACTTACTGGGATAATGTTTCAGTTAAGACAGTACCTAATCTTTCATCCGATGAATATTTACTTCTCGCACGTTCAATGAATGTGTTCGGAGTTCCTATCGGTGGAGAAGAAAGATGGAATGCCACACATTTAGATATGTCAAGTGCAGATTATACTGGACAACCAACTGCAGGATTGCGTTCAATGGAATCGTTTGGTGAATCTGTAATAGAAGATTACTATGACGTTAACAAGCGTTCTAACGAAATCTTGAATCCGCCAATATCAATCTCTAGTTTGAGTATTGAATTTGGAACAAGAGAAGTTACACAAATTACACCATCTTGTTCTGACCCACAATACTTGAATCCAGTTGATTGTGTAATACCAAACGGAACTTGGACACCTACTGTAGCCGCTTATTGTTCTGACGGAATTTATACCATCGAGGGTGATTGTATAGAGCCAAACGGAACTTGGACTGCTGGTTATTGTTCTGACGGACAATGGACTTCACAGCCATCTTGTTTAGGTGCTGGTACTTGTTCTGACATAACTTACAATAATGACGAAACAAACTGTTTACTTAATTCAGGAACTTGGACGTCTGATAATGAGACTTGGACAGCAGGTACTTGTACTGACATAGCATACACAAATGAATTTGATTGTATAGCCCCACGAGCAACTTGGTACGATGAAGTCTTTGAATTTTGTTCAGACTCGAACTTTACTGACCAAACAACTTGTGAGGCACCAAGAGGAGTTTGGGACCCAACAGTTGTTAGTGCGATAGCAGGCGATGTAATCGAAATGATTGGTGATGGTATTGATATAAACTGGGTAGTCACAGTTGGTGGACAAGAGCAAGTCACTAATCCAATTCAACTACCTACTAAGATTAATTTTACACTACATCCTGAGACACCTCTGGGAGACCAAGAGTTTAAGATTACTAATGAAGATGGAGACTATGCAGTTGCAGGTGCCCCATTCAATGTTAGAGATATTTTGAGAATCATAACGGTCACAGAGATAGACCCCGCTACTTGGTTTATACTTGGGGCAGGATTTGTCTCTGGTGGAAATGGTACAGTAGCGTGGGTAGAACTTTCGAGTAATCCAGGTACTGGCCCAGTGGCAAATAGCCCAAGTTATCAATTCACAGATGTTAACAATATGCAATTAACAGATGACCAAGGCGGCCTAGCGGTCGGAACCTATGATGTTATCGTAGAAAACGCAGATGGAACCACTTTCAGAGAAGTAAGTTCTCTGGTGATTACATAAAAAAACCGATATGATTATAAATAGTTTTATTATAAATATATCAGAAGAATACAATTTTTGGAGATAAAATAAAATGTCCGTAACACTATCAAGCATAACTACTGCGGTTGACCCGTTCAATGACATACCAGATATTACATTTGATAGTATCGATGTTTCGGCGTTTACCGAAGAAGTAGAAATATATACAAATACACCAGCGGTTATGATACCGACTAAACTGAATGCTATGGCATCCAGTATGAAAACCTGGTTAAATAACAATATTTCTGCTCCTTTAGAAAATCAACAGAATACCTTCAAAAACGAAGTCGTTGTCCGTACTAATACGGCAATGAACGCTGTGGAAACCTATATGAACGATGAAGTTCAAGGTTTCGTAAATGGCATATTCGTTCCTTGGGCCAACGATGCAGGAGACGTCCTGTCTAATCACGCTAATTCACTAGAGACCAATGTCACGGGTCAAATGTCTCAGTTAACGGCAGATTATACAGCACACGTTGTAACGCAAGACGCCCTAATCGCACAAGCCCTAGCAGATATGTTGGCAAACCTTGCTCAATATACTTCAGGCGCAGGCGAAATTGGTTATTCAATTCATCAAACAAACGAGTTACTTGCCGATGTAACAATGACCAGAGAAATCGGATTTACTGATTATCTCTACAATGCAGACGGCAATATTACTTTCGCTGAAGAAGGCTCTAACACTACTCACCACATTAACTATGATAGCATCACTGGAGCAATTAAATCCTTTGGTGAGATGATGACAATTGTTGGAGAGCCAAGACCTTTCGTACATCATTTGAAACTAGAAAATGAAGAGTCTACTGGTTCAACTTCAGTAGCAAAAATTAAAGCATATGATATGTTTAAAAATACTTCTGGCGGTGGAGTACACTCATTCAGAGGTACAGGTCACGAAGTAAATGGAGACCCTGCTGTCGAACTAACTATTTTGAATAATACTTCAGTTCCTGACACAGACAACCCAGAACTTATATTAAGACGTGGAGTAGATGCCGCGATTATGTTCGGCGGGATTGATGCAGGTGATTATATTCATATTACTGAACTAGACGGCACTACAATTTATAACGGTGGTGTTGATGGTCAATATGCACAAGACTACGACACAATTCTATTTAAACCTAATTCAAGTTATTGTCACGATGCAACATCCGCAGTAACTGGTTGGGGTGTACCAGCAACTTTTCACGCAAGTGATATCGATTCATCTGGCGGAGCATACGATACGCCTATTAAATGCGAAGAATATAAAGATTCTACGGTAGCATTACTAGATGATTTCTCTCGCTCATATGAATATAATATTGCTGGAGAATCTTATGATGCCGCGTTATCTGACGGACTGATTTATAAAGTCTTTATTAATGATGACTCTGGATTTATTGATTCTTACGCATATACAATTGATGCAAATGGTAAAACAGGTACTGGTGCTATACTTAACGCTGTTTATGATGATGGCGTTTCAGATGTTGCAATCACTGCCTCGGGTACTAAGTATTCCTACAATACTACAGCAAGAGCCTTTGATTTAGGTGCTGTAGATGTAACGGGTTCTACTGAAACTAAGGCAACTGCTTCTCATACGCTTAAAGATGGAATGGTTAATGCAGTTATCGTTCAATCACCTGGTGCTGGTTATACTGGATACTGGGAAGTTGATGTAGCAGATGTTCCTGGCGGAGATGGCCATACGCATACAGTTCATTTAACACAAACAGAAGTTAATCTAATTAAATCGGGTACTCCAGTTACTACGACAACCGTAGATGCTGGACACACTCACGACCAAATAGTAGAATGGAACGAGTTTAATCAGTCGTTTGTTTTCTCTGGTACTTCAGGTGCTCATACGCATCCGTTGGCTGTTACTACTCACACAGTTAATCCAACGCTTGTTCTTACAATAACAACTTCAACCGGTGGACTTGCTACTGGCGATGTTTATCTTAAAGAAAATGACTCACTCGACTATATTATGATTACAGATGGCGGAGCCGATTATGTTTCCTCAGATGCAGTAACTATTGTAGGTGGTTCTCCATCAGTTGTTGGAGCAATGTCAATGGAAATCGTAAACGGTGGAATTGCATCGTTCTCGGTTGCAACGCAGGGAACTGGATATACCGATACAACTGCAAAAACAGTTGCTATCGATATTCAGAACAACGCATATAACCCATCAATCATATCTGCAAATGTTGGAGATACGCTTGAGTTTACTAACTTAGATATTCAACCTCATACTGTTACCCATACGGGTGGAATGTTCGCTTCAGGCGATATTCCTCAGAACGCAACATTCACTTATGTTATTACTAAAGCAACTGAAATTACAGACAAGTACGATATCTTTGATGACAACAACGCAGGCACAACCGCTACTCTTTGGGTACGTGATAATAGTGTATACGTTGATATGGTTACTTCAACTGGAGGCGGTGTAAGAGGACTTGCTACTGTTAACTCAAGTGGAAATGTTACTAACATTGCTGTAGACAGACCTGGACAAGGTTATGTCTCAAGTGATACTGTAAGAATTACAGATGTATCTGGTCCTGGTGAAGGAGCATATGCTACCGTAACTACTGACCGTTCAATTGCAAATGTAAATGTTATCGCTCGTGGTACTGGTTATTCACCAAGAACACAAATCATTGCAGTAGATAATACTGGAATGGCACAGTACGATGAATACGGAGTTGCTACAGGCGTAACAAATTATGGTTCTGGTGCAAGACTCAAAGCAATTCTAACGACTGAATATGTCGCTGGATTTTGTTCTGACCCTACTTATACTAATTCAACTGATTGTGGAAACAATGCAGGCTCCTGGACTGCCGAAATAACTATCGGTGAAATTTCAGGTGTATCAGTTGATTCAGGCGGAAGCGGATACAGTGATATCGCTTTCATAATCAATGACCCAGAAGGAACTGGAGCAGGTGCTTCACTTGAGTCTGACCTTAATAACGTCATCACAAGTATTAACTTTTCTGCAAGAGGCTCAAACTATGATGAGCCTAAGATTGTAATTGATGATGCCGGTGGACTTATCGGAACTACACATAAGTCAGTTGGTACTGGATTCGTTGGAACAGTCGGGCTAAACAATGGTATTGGCGCAGCCACTATCGTAGAAGATTGGCAAGACTATGTAGACGGATATCAAAGGGTTATAGTTGTCGATGCTCACGCAGAGCCAACTGGTTACGGTGCTGAAGGTACTGCTACTCTAGGAGTTGCGGGTAACATTTCAGATATAGTAATCACTAATCCTGGTACAGCATACAAAACGCCTGTCGTTTTAGTTGGTGGACCAGTGCTTCATACTGGAGCATCAATCAATAATGTTAATACTAACTTGGCACTATATGGCCCAGAAGGAAATGATAACGCATCTCCTTTCTCTGCTAATAACGCCGCGGGTACTAACTTTAAAAATGGTATAATGATTCAATTCGAGAATCCAAATGGACATACTTTGAACGACTCTTGGGACTTCAAATTACAGTCTTGGCATTTGGGAACTCCTGCGTCATTACTATATACTTCTAGTAGATATGATGGTAGCCTCGAGAATATGCGAGGAATCATTACCCTTAAAGATGTTTGGGATGTATAGGCTAGAAAAGTTATATAAATAGATATAAATAGATTAAATGATATTGGAGAATAAAAAACAATGGATATTTTAACACTTGGCAAGATGAACCAAATGGCAAAAGATGTCAACGTCACGTTGGAATATCTGGCCAACTCAACATACTCTGCACTCAAAGACGTATGTGATTTTCAAGCAGGCAACATAGGGGCACTGAATACAGCGGCCCAGGCTGCCTTAGACGAAATCGCAGCCGCTGGAGGCGGGGGTAGTGGAGTCTTTAGTGAAATTTTCTTCAATGAAAATGCAAAGGGCTGTCACTGTTTTACAGGTTGTTCAGATAGTTGGACAGTGCCAGACGGAACAAAAACGATTACATTTGAAGCCTGGGGTGGCGGTGGTGCAGGAGCAGGACACTGTTGTCAAGGTTGTTGGTGCGATATAGCATCTTGTGCCTCTCAAGGCGGATTCTACAGCAAAAAAACTATATGTGCAGAGAATAGTGATTTCTCAAACGGCGATGTTTACACAATATGTATGGGTGACGGAGGTAATGCTAACTCTGGAGGCGGTTGTTGGACTGCTTGTTGTGACGCTCCTCGAGGTTGTGCATCATACGTAACAGGAAATGGACTTTCTAATTTCTGTGCGGCCGGTGGACGAGGCGGATACAATATTTATTGTTCTTGTCGTTGTTCTATGTCACACTGTTTTCAAGAGCATTCAGGTTGTTTGGGAATGATTGAAGGTGGCAATGTAGACGAAACACACGGCGCTAAAGGAAACGAGTGGTATAAAGATAGACACAATTGTGATTGTGGTTCTAGATATACAAGAACGGGTGACTCACACGGTCTTTCCAACTCTATTCATCAATACATTGAAGATTCAATGTCATATTGCGGATGTGAAACGCCTTGCCAGATATATCGATTTGCTGGTGGCGGAATGAATATGCAGAAGTCATATTGCGGTAACGCAATGTGTGGCGGATGTGTTGGTTCTCCTGGGCATTCGGGATTAATCAAAATAACATACGCATAAAGGAGATTAAAGAATGAGTGAAACTTGGCAAGAAACTGTAAACATTGACTACACCTATAATTGTCCTACGGACAAATATCTAGATGGCGCCAGTGTTGAAAGTATAACAGAAAATTACAACGGACCAGCCAGGTTGGTTGCTCTTGTTGATAAGGAAACTAAACTAGTAGAGATAACTCTACGTGAATGGGAAGCATATGATGGGCGACCAGACAGAGCAAATTGTGATAATGTCGTTATCGACTGCTCGGTAGATGCTCTTGTATGTGAAGTTCTTTCTGATTATCATAATAATCATTTAGACGTTGACGAGCCTGGTGACGATAGAGTTATGAAGTCTATACCTACTCCCGACGGTTACAACGAATTTACTTGGGCTTATCCTATTCATCCAGATGAGTTATATGATTCCAATAGAACAACTTATGAAGATGGTGCTTGGAAATTAGTGAAAAACACTAATGCTGACATTGTTGGCGAAACTGACTGGGATGAAATCAGGACGCTACGAAACGAGATTCTTATGAACACTGATGGTATGATGGGTGATGATGTGCCAGAAGCACTGAAAACATCTGTTGGTGCCCTAAGAGTTAAACTAAGAGACTTACCCGCTAACCTTGCGGATGTCGATGAAATGTTCGTTCCTTCTTCTTTCCCATCAACTCAAATTTTGGAGAAGAAATAATGGATATTTTAACACTTGGTAAAATGAATCAAATGGCTAAAGACACTAACCAAGCGTTAGAGTTGATGGCGAATCACGTTTACGAAGGTCTTAATGACATATGCGAAGTACAAGCAGTACAATTACCTATATTACAGACTGCCGTTGCTGACGGAATTACAGTCATTGAAGAAGCGGCCGCAGGAGCGGGCGGTACTGATATGTACGAATTGCCGTTCATTATGCACACATCTCACGATAGTGTTTCAAATGGCGGTTGTCATTTACAATGGACAGTTCCTGATGAAACTAAGGTAGTCAAAATAGAACTTCAAGGCGGAGGCGGTTCAGGTGGACCATCTCAATGTTGTATGATTGGTCGTGGTGGCGGAACTGGAGCATATGCTTCAAAGATGCTATACGCAGACACACATTTTACACCAGGCAGTTCAGTTTACGATTTTTGTTCAGGCGGAACAACTCCTTGTAGTTGTTGTACTTGTTGCACAGCCATAAACGCTTGTGGCTGGTGTGGATGTCCTTCATACGCAAACGGCCCTGGATTAAGTGGTTATTGTGCAAACGGTGGAACTTCAGGTTGGAATAGATGTTCAACTTGGTGTTACTCTTGTTTTCATCCCGCTCAAAACGGTAACTGTAATTCACAGCCCGCTTGTGCTTGTGGAAACTTTGACCATCAGATTCAAGGAATTTCTGGAACACTACACGAATCACAATATTGTTGGAATGACAAATATTCAATCGCAGGACCAGGAAGTGGACCATTTGCAGTATCCTCAATGACAGGAATGGATGGATGTCGTGCAAACGTAGGTTGTTGTGTACACCACTCATTGTTCCCATCTGGGGGCGGTGGAACACCATATGCTCACTCTAGTTGTTGTTGGGGTGGATGGGGTGCTGGCGGCCTTGTTAAAGTTACTTATTGGAAATAAAATTTAGGGGATTAAAAAATTATGGCAAATATTACTAAAGAGATTACTTACGACATTCCCGATAAGTGGCAGACTTCTACTACTGCACTAGGAAAAACGTCTACACAGACGTATACTGGTCCAGAAACAGTTGTTGCTCACGTTCAGAATGGAGTTGTAGTCAATGCTTATAACAAAGAGAAAGAAGATGGTCGTCCACTAGCGGCAGACTTTATTGCGGTCGAAATTGACTGTAATGTAAATCCGATGCACTGCGGAATACTATGGGGTGGCTTTGAGCCTCCTGCACACTTTGAAGTTGAAGTTGGACCAGCAGATAGGTTGAATCCTACTGTAGCGGACCCTACTCATCCTTCTGAAGTGTATGATATTCAATCATTTGTAACTGGTTGGGATGGGGCTGCCTGGAAGGCGCCTACATTCGCAAAGCCTGAAGATGATGAGCCTACTATGGATGACATACGGGCGTCAAGAAATTCTCTTCTAACCACATCTGACCAGAATGTAGCAGATGATATGCCTGAGGCAGTCAAAAAGGAATGGACTGATTATCGTCAAGCATTGCGTGATTTGCCAGCAGATTATCCAGAAGGTACTCCAACGTATCTAATTACATTACCTCAAGCACCTGACGAAGTGAATGCAAGTTCAGAAGTAGCAGAAGCGGCCCTCGCAGATGCTAATGCAGATGCTGGAGAGGGAGTTGTTAAAATTGCAGACCAGGGCGGACGCACTGATTGGCAAAGTCAACTACCACCTGGAATTGCTTCTGACGATTAAAGAACAAGCAATATTTAAACAGTTTTAAACACAAAAGAGGACTTGTTCACCAGAATAAGTCCTTTTTTATTGCATATAAATACTTGACAAGATGTATTGATTATGTTATAATTGTTACAATTTTAGATTATTAACCCAGTGAGGTGAGAAATGTCGACCAAGAAGTCCCAAAAACGCTCTAAAGCGTTCTTTATTAACGGTGGTGCTGGAAGGGTACTATCGTCTATCCCTGCCTTTGAAAGATACGCTGAAGAATCTGGCGATTCTGATTTCATAATAGTTTGTGAAGCGGGTATGGATTTTTATCGAGGACACCCAGTCCTCCAATCCCACGCATACGAAGTATGGCACAAAGGTCTCTTTGAACAACATATCCGAGATAAGGATATCGTTACGCCAGAGCCATATCGAATCAACGAATACTTTAACCAAAAATGTTCTCTTGCTCAAGCATTTGATATCGAAATCAATGGTCTTGAAACTGCACGAGAAGTATCCAGTCCTGTTATCAATCTGAATAAGATGGAAACTATTACTGGTTATCAGACGATACAAGAAATTAGGGCTGGCTTAAACAAAGAGAAAGTCGTAATTATTCAACCATTTGGACGGTCTGTTACTAAGATGGGCGACTATCTTATTGATGGTACTTCACGTTCCTTTGAAGTGGCAAATATTGTCAACATCATTAATGGTCTCCGTGAAAAATATGCAGTTGTTGTAATGACAGAGATACCATTCCCTATTCCCGAAAACAAAAATCACCCAGTTGCAGTTCCAAGAGAAGCCAATTTGAGATTGTGGGCCTCTATGATTAATTCGTGTGACCACTTCTTAGGTTGTGATTCTGTAGGACAGCATATGGCTAAAGCAGTTGGCAAAACAGCAACGGTTGTTGTTGGCTCTACTGTACCTATTAATATCACATATGAAGGTGACGATTCTTTTGACGTTATAGATATAGGTAAAGAGAAGGGAAGAAACTATTCTCCTATTAGAATCTCTATGGATGATGAGAAAGATAGACAGAATGATGGAGTAATGATGCTCGAAGATGCAGATGAGCAAAGAATAATTGATTCTTGTTGTTCCTTTTTAGGAGCCTCGAAACCTTTCAGTGGACAGTTTACTCCAACCCAGGCAGATTCTGGTTGTTGTAATCCTAATGACATTGAACAAGTAGAACCGAAAACAGAAAAACCAAAGGCATTGCCTAAATATGATTTTGTTGAGAAGAACCTATTAGATAATGAGGAGTAGATAATGAGTCAGTGGATTGCTGGTATTGCCAGAGGACATAATAGTGGTGTTTGTTTATTGAAAGATGGTGAAATTGTTTTCAGTATCGAAGAAGAAAGATTAACTAGAAAGAAGTACGATGGTGGACCATATGCTTCTATGGTTAAAATCCTTGAATACACAGATAAGTTAGATTATCTAGTCATAGCACACACCCAACCAGATGATAGCCGTGTTGATTTTAGCGGCGGCGATGTATATACTGGTCTTGCCCGAAAATTACGCTTAATTGACACCGATGACCAAGTGTTAGATATGCACAAGTGGCACCACAAACTCCACGCCTCGACCGCATTTTATCGGTCAGGATTTGAGTCTGCCGTGGCCGTGATAGTGGATGGAGCAGGAACTTTTATTCCTATG